CTTGGTAGTCCGTAACCTTGAAGTTCGCAGTCCCTCGCACCAACTCCCCGACACGAGCCTCCATGTTGGCCGACTCGAGAATTGCTCGTCGCGTCACGCTCCATCGCGGCGACGAAAACGTCAGTTGCCCGACGCCCCTGACGATGTCTTGGACGTCGCCTGTCGACGTCGTCGCGATGAAGTCCAGCGACACGCCGCCGCCAGACCACTCGCCCGTCGGCACAAGGACGGCGTAGCCAGAGGGGTCGCTCGGAGACGTCATATCGACGACCTCTGCGACCGGCGTCTCGACAGAGATGCCGACGACGGCCCCCGCGAAGTTCCCGCGGGAGCCGGTGAATGTGAATGTCGCCCCTTGGGCAGCGAATCCCGCCATCGCTTACGCGACTCGGAACGTCGCACTCCCCGAGATGAGGGCGCCCACAGAGCCGCCGATCGAAGACGACGCGATCGTCGCGTTGCCGCTGAACGACATCGGGCCGGAAATCGACAGAGAACCGGACACGCCGGCCGTGAGGATGTTCGTGGAGATGTAGTCGATCTGCACCTCGCGGTCGGTCGCAAAGCCGCCGACGTACTCTCGCTTGCCGTTCGGCGCGATGCCCAGGTGGCTGCCGTCGATGAGGTCTTGGGTGTCATTGACCTGAACCGAGGTGACCGTGATGGTGCTCGTGCCGAACGTGAACGTGAGTCCCTGTGCCGAAACGCCTGCCATGAGTCGCGCCTCCTTGCGCCAGTGTCGTGACCTGTAGGGTTACGAGGCGGCTTCTTGCCACCTGATCTGATACAACTGCCTAACCTCGTAAGCCGGCGGGAGTTGTGCTCCGACGGCCGTAGGATCGAGAAAATCGTCAGTTTCGCTGACGAGCCTCATATCACTGATTGTAACCCCCATTGCCGTGCCGGTGTTGCCATCCAGAGCAAGCCGGACCTCGTCTCCCAACTCCCTGGCGGCGTCGTGGGTGAGCGCCCAGGAGGCGATCTGGATCGACAGGAGGGGCATGAACATCGGCCCGGTCAGGCTAGCCTCGCGGATGATGTTCTGCCGCTTGTAGACAATGAACGGGAACCCGGCCGACTTCGGCACGGCGATCGGATAGACGTTGAAACCGACGAGGCGGGCGACCGCCGGGACGCTCGTCAGCCGGTAGTAGACGTAGTCCTCGGGCTTGATGATCACCGGAGTTCCTCGATGTAGGTCTTCATGTTGGCGATGAGGGACGCCAGGACGGCCGAGGAGTTCTCGGAGATCGTCTTCTGCATCAGGCTCTGGGCTGGCATGGGGCGGATTGTCTCACCCGGCTTCAGCGTGACGGGGTGCATCTCGCCTGGGGCGTCCGACCCGAAGTCGTGCGGGTAGCCGACGCCCATCTTGGCCTGTCGCGTCCGCTCCTTCTTCGACCCCATGAGGAAGTAGTATCCTCGGCCCATGCTCGCGAACTGCTCGTTGTTGAACGTGCCGGCCCGATTCATCTTCCCGTTGATCATCTGGTGGACGTTGACGTAGGTGCGGCGACCCTGCGTGCCGGGCTTTCTGGCGCCGGTCCCGAACTCGACCAGCCAGGCGTGATTCCCACTCCCCATGTCCGGGTCGGCGCCGACGGGGCCGGTGACTCTCGGGCCAGTGATCGCGACCGTCGCCCCTTCGTACTGCCGAATCCGCGTCGTCACCGACTTCCCGAGGTTGTCGGTGACGTTGTTGATCTTGGCCTTGTAGCCCTTGCGGATGATCTCCGACGCCTTCTTGGCGGCTTTGGCCTTGAGTTGGCCTGGGTCTTTCATGGCCCGCAGGGCCATCAGTTCAAGCTCCTTGGCAACCTCGCGAGCGCCGGCCGTCTGGATGCTGACGAACCCTTCGACGATCTGCTTGGCAGACTGCCCGCCGAAGTCACGCGGCTGCGTTGCGTCGATGAGTACCGCCATCACTGCACCTCGCGGGCCAGGATTTCCAGGGCCGTGCGGTTGTCGCGCTCGACGACCGCTGCAATTTCCATAGTACGGCCTCGCCAGACGAGGCGGTTGAGATGCGTGACGTCGGCGCGGAAGCGGATGCGGATGCGGTGGGTCGCGATCACGTTGGCCTGCTGGGCCTGGAGAATGTCCCGGCTCGAGAGGCCGCTGACGCTCGCCCACACCGTGGCGACGGTGGTGTCCCAATCCATGACCGTCTCGCCGGAGGGCTTGCGCACTTCCGTCTGGGACTTGATCGCGACCCGCTCTCGCATGGTCCCGATGATCATGTGACCGTGCCTTCGCCGATGAACAGGACTTCGTATGTGCAGGAGCCGGAATCGGCGGCGAAGCGTGCTGCGGAGGCCATCGTGCCGGAGGATACGGCGAATCCGCCGTCCGTCGGCGCGGTAAGTAGGTAGCACCCGCCGGGCTGGAGCGTGAGCGACAGGTTGATCGGCAGTCCGGCGAACGCACCAAATCCTGAAGCGCCGCCGATCCGAAGGTCTTGCGTGCTGCTCGTGTTCCTGACGTACACCAACTTGATCTGCGTGAACGCCACAGTGACCGAGGCGCCGTCGCGTGTGTCCGATAGGTTCCACAGCGTCAGGTCGTCGTTCGACGTCGTCGCCGTCCGCGCGTCGCTCCACACCACCTGCGCCTGGTTGGCCCCGGTGCCGTCGGTGAGTCGGATCGCGTAGTTTGCTGGCGTGGCTCGCAGCGTCCGCGACAGGTCACCGCTGGACGTCTCGTGGGCAAGGATGGAGAGGGCGATCTGGGCGGTGAGTGCCATTCGGTCAGGTTCCCATGACGTAGATTTCGTAGGTTTGACCCGTCGTCCCGCCGATGCGGAGGATGCTGCCGCCGCTCGTCGTGGCGAAGCCATCGGAGTTCGGGCATGACAGCAGGAACGCACCGCCCTCGCGGATCGGGTAGCCGCGGAGCGTCAATGCACCGAGGTTGATCATCGGCGAGAAGTTCCAGGCCGACGCATCCTGACGGAAGACGCTGAACTGGCTCCCAGTCCACCCGGCCGACAGGGCAATCTGGTTCGTCGTCGACAGGTTCTTGAGGCAGAGCAACTTCACCGTGCCGATGCCGATCGCCGAGAAGTCGACCTCGTCGAAGCCCGACTCAAAGGTGCGGCGGTCGCTCCAGACCTTCGCGCAGTCGCCGACGTCGAAGAAGAACGTCAGCGGGTGGTCGGCGATCTCCGTCGTCAGGCCGTTCGCGAACTGCGAACGTGCCTGCACCTTTGCCTGCACCTGGGCCTGGAGGCTCATCGGTAGCCCCCCCAGCCGGACGCTGCCAGGAGCGTGTCGAACGTCTGCGGGACGGGGAGCACCTGGCTGAAGCCGGTGACCACGGGCTGACGCATCTCGAACCAGTGGGCGACTAGGAGAAGGATCAGACCCTTGACCGTGCTCGGCACGCTCGAGCCGCTGGCTCCGTAGCCTGCCGGCCAGCGGACGACGACGCTGTTCTCGTCGCCTCGCACCGCCGGCCAGACGCCTTCGTAGACCGGGTAGATGCGGCCCGGCGTGGCGTAGTGGTCGGTCTGAAAAGCCCCCGTCGCCGAGGTGATCGTCTGGCTGACGCCGGCCTCGTCCCGGTAGATGACAGTCACCGTGCCGCTCGCCATCGGCGGGCGTGGGAGGATGATCTCCCACAAGGGGAAGCAGTCGTAGCGGGCCTCGAGCGTCTGGGAGATGAGGCTGACGTCCAGCACGTTCTCGACGTACTCGGTCGCCATCGCGATCAGACTGTTCAGGTAGGTGTCCTCGTCGGAGGTGTCGACGCGGCACTGCGTCTTCGCCTCCGCGAGCGTCACCGGATAGGCCGCCGGGGCGGTGTATTTGACGAGGCTGCGGTACGGCGTGACGCCGGCCGACGGGTACTCCGGCGAGCCGTAGGTGATCGTGACGGTCATTTCGGCTTCCTCCTGGCCGGCTGCGGCATCGTGGCCCGCTCGCTCCGTTCCTCGACGGTTGCTGCCTCCAGCCGCCGCTCGCCAATTTCTTCGGCGAGGCCGCGGGCGACGTAGATGCGGGCCGCGCCGTCGCCCCAGTCAAACTCCTGGCCGGCGCGGTAGCCGGCGAATGGCTTCAGGATGCGAATCTTCATGGCACAAACCCCCAGGCTCCTTCCGGCGGCTTCCTTCCGTTGTTCCAGAACTCCGTCGTGTGCTGCTGCACCTTGCCCCCGTCGACTGTCCTAGACGGCCAGGTGATCATCAGTTCGGCGTGACCGACACTGACGTTGGTGGCGATGCCCAGGCGGTTCCCGCTGGCGGCGAACTTCTTCCAGAAGTAGATGTCCTCGTCGATGTGGCCGCCCGTGAACG